TCCTTCGGCCGTCCATCATCATGTGTCCAGACCGCGCAAAAGCCCCACCAGCCGCAGACACACCGCAGGCTCCACACCGCCCAGCCAGTCCAGCAGCCATTCGGCCTCGTTGCGCAGGGTCAGGCTTCTCACGTCCTCGCTGACGGGACTTTCCGCACCCCAGCGAGACAGCAGGCCCAGCAGAAAACGAAAGCCTTCCTCTGTTCTCGCCAGTCGCATCAAATCCGCGTTCGCCTGCTGTGCCGCTTCCTCATTCCTGAGCCGCGCTTCCTTCTCTTCCGCGCTTTCCGGCCATCGTCTGCTGTCAGTCATGCGTCCCCTTCCCGAAATTCCAGTTTCAGAAATACCCCGTCCACCAGTCTGCCCCGTCCGGCCAGACAGCAGGCACGGAACACACGGCCCATATCCACAAAGCCAAGCTCACGGGCCAGAGCGCGTATGTGCCGATACGGTACGGGAACCAGAGCCAGCAGAGAGGCAAAGTGCCCTCTGGCCTGCTCCAGAAAAGCGGTGCAAATATCCATCCGATACCTTTGCTCCACCATGCCGATATGGATGACCCCACAGCCGCCACTACCGGAGCCGCCACCAAGCAACGGGATTACCCATGCCAGACCGGCCAAATCAGACGTTCTGTCAAAGGCCACGCCTGCCAGCGTAGCCCGGTGCAGGCTCATGCCGAAAAATTCCCGTCTGTCCTGTGGCTCCACGTCCCACAGCAGGGCATCCCGAACCCTGCCCCGCCCCAGAGCGTCCCACAGCCACGGCGCAAGACAGGCAGCCTGTGGCCCGCTGATCACTTCCAAAGTCCACTCAGTCGGCAAAGGGGTCATAGCGATCTTCCTTCCTCGCTCCGGTCATCCAGTCGCGGGCCGCCTGCGCGCCCTTGCGTCCATAGCGATCCAGATGAGGGAATATGCCGTCCTCGTCCGGCACCACGCTCACGGCAAAGGTCAGGGCCAGCGCGTCGGCCAGATCCGTTGACCGCTTCAACCGATCCATGATGTCTTCCTTGCGCTCCAGCCGGATGCGGCCCAAGGCATCAAAATCATAGGTAGGTGCGGTCAGCTCGGCCTTGAGGGCTTCGCTTTCGGGCAAGCGTCCGCCCCCGCGCAGCCAGTCCCGCACGGCGGTCCACATTTCGGCCCGACGATTGGCAAAACGGCGGTCATCGTTGGCCCGACTGCCGAAGGGCACTTCAATCACGCTCACCGGCTGCTGTCGGGCCAGCTCCTTCACCAGATCAATGACCCCGGTGCCCTGTCCCTGATCCACGCAGACCAAAGCGGGTTTGTGTTCGGCAATGAAGGCCACCAGCCGATGAGCCACTTCCGTGTTGCTCCGCTTGCGCAGCACCACGGGTTCAAAGGCGTACAGACCCCGACGGGAGAAAAAGACTGTGGTGTCCCTGCCAAAGCGGGCCACGTCCACGCCCACAACCAGCGGCCAGGGTTGAGAAAGAGCCACGTCCAGACACCGCGTCATGGACGATGTCACCTCATCGATACTGATCAGCGTGTCGTCCGTGGAGGCCGTGAAATCACACAGCATTTCCTGCCGAAAAACATTGTCCGACTGCTCCTGCCGCAGTCTCTCCACCTCGGATTCCGGCAAGGCCGAAGTCTGCGTGACCGGAAAACACAGGGCCGCCCAGTCCGGGTCTCCCTGACTCTCCAGTTTCACCGCCCGGTAATACAGCTCGGAAAAAAGATTGATCCCTCTGGGTGTGCCGATGAACACCGCCCGGCCCTGCCGGTCGGCCAGAGCAGGCTGGATGATTTCCTGCCATATCTGGGGTTTCATCTGGGCCACTTCGTCCAGCACAATGCCGTCAAAGTACAGACCGCGCAGGGCGTCCGGGTTGTCCGCACCAAACAGACGGATCCGCGCCCCGCCGCCGTTTGACGGCACGGAGATGCACAGTTCACTCTCGTTCACCGCCCGGCCCGGAATCGGGGCAGAATAGTGCTTGAGGTAGGCCCACGATATTTCCTTTGCCTGATTGCGAAACGGTGCCACATAGGCAAAGGAACCACGCGGCCTGTCGCACAGCAGGGCCATTTTCAGCAGGTGATTGATCACCAGTACCGTCTTGCCGAAACGCCGGTGGGCTACCAGAACCACAAAGCGGTGTGACTCCAGAACGCCGTGGACTTCCGGGTAACGCGGCTTGTATGGGATAACGACCTTCAGTTGCTCTGCCATGTTACAGCCACCCCGCCTGAAAGTTCCGTTTCCTGCCTGTCCGTAATGCCCCACGCCTTCCTTTCGCCTTCCTGCCGTATCTTCAGGGTCTCGGCGGTAATCTTGGCCAGCTTGGCCCGGTCGAAATCCCCCAGACTCAGAGCCTCATCCATGATGGTCTGATGCCTGTCCCACTCTTCCTTGTGCCTCAGCACGACAGCGGCTCTTGCGTCCGCCGCCCGGTTCAGGGCTTCGGCCTTTTTTTTGGGGTTGCTACCCGCAACCACACCCGCAACCTTTGCCTCTGTCAGCCTGTCAATGGCCCCGGAAATGTCCTGCATCCAGCCTTCCGCCCGGATGTGCTTCTGGATGGCGGTACGACTGACCCCATGCCGCCGGGACAGTTCTCCCTGACTGGCTCCGGCCTCGTATTCGGCCCGCACGGTCTCCCAGTCGCAACGCGCCGCCATATCAGTGCCCGCCCTCAAGCAGCTTGAACAGCCAGTGCATCACCACGGAAACCGCGCCGCAAGCTATGGTCAGAATGCCGCCCAGAATTTTCAGCTGGCCCCGGCGGTGTTCTTCGGCAGCCTCAAGCCTGCCGATCCGTTCCCCCTGCCGGGCAGAGGAGGCAGTGAGGACATCCAGACGGGCATTGATACCGCCCAGCCGTTCGCTCATGAGGGCATTCTGTGCGTCCAGCTGTTCCTCGATGCGCGCCAGCGTGACGCAAACATCAGTCTGTGACAGTTCGGGACTCACCTGCTCACCCCCTTGACCTTCTCGAAGGTACGCAGGGTTCCTATGCCCAGCATCCCGAACATCAGCTCAAGCAGAAATTCCATGGGAAAGGCGGGCAGACTCCCGCCCCAGTCCGGGCAAAACAGGGACAGTAACCAGACCAGCAGAGGCTGGAGCAGAAAGGCGTAGAGAAGACTGGCCCCGCAAACCCAGCCAATGAAGGGACGCCACCCGGCTACAAAGAGGGAGCGGTGAGCGGCCTCGGTCTTGTTGATGTCCTGCTGGCCTGCGGTCTCGGCGGCGGCCATGTCCAGCAGTTTCATGGCCTGTTCGGCCTTGGCCTTGTTGTCGGTGGAAAGCCCGTCGAATATTTCGCCCAGAAGACCGGACACAGCAGGGATAACAGCGGCAAGAACGCTCATCGGTACTCACCGCCCGGCTGATAAAAGGCCACGTCCTGAGTCTTGTCCGGGTCAACGTCCACATGGAGCCATGTGGGGGCCAGCTCGATGCGGTGAAAGCCCGCGTCCAGCAGGGCTTTGAGTATGGCAAACCGGGTCTGTGAGTTCCGGCAAACGATGTCCACGGCCATGCCCTTTGTGTGGGCAGAATCACTCACCCCGCCCACAGCCCGGTTATGAGCCGGACAACGAAAGGCGGAGGACAGCACAAAGGGAATGCCCGCCCGCTCTCTGGCCTCGTCCAACCTCTCCAGCAGTTCGGCGGACATCTCGTTATACCCGCGCCCACACCCGCACTTGCAGGCAAACTCGTGAGGCTGAAAATATTTCATGGCACTTCCCCCGTTTTGGAGGAAGTCTAGCCCATCATGAGGGGGAAGAAGCAAGCCCCCTTATCGACACTGTGTCGATGAATTTTCCGAAAAAGGATTTTTTGCCTGCCCGACACGCCGCATTTTCACATCCCATGTCGTCCCGCACTTCGGGCACTGATAACGGAAGCGTATCCCGTACCCGTCTGGCCGTGGGTCCCGATAAGGCCGCTTGCCCATCGTCCCGCACTTCGGACACCTCCGGGGGTCAGTCTCCATTTTTTCCCTCATCGTCATGGTAGGCACGGTAAAACACACACAAAAAAGCCACATTACAGGCAACGTGCCACAAATGAGGGAGGCCAGATTCAGGGTCTCGGCCCTGCGGATTTTTGATGTAACTCAAAAAGTGCCGGAAAAGAGCATCGCTGAAACG